CCACCTATAGCTGGATATGCAATACCTGGCTGGTCATTAGCTGTGTTCCAATAAGTTGCCTGTCTTTTAGAATTCTTATAAAACCATGAAGCACCGTCTGTCGTTTCCGGATCATCATTTGTATATCCTTGCCCGTTATTCCAATTTTCAAAAACTGGATATGCTTCCAATGTATATTCTTGAATCAGATCTGTAGCATCGGATGATCGCAATGATAAATATACTGATGCAGATCCTTCCGAATTACCTAATGCAGGAATCTGGCCAGCTGTTACGGCTGATGATAAAGAGTCAATTTCAGATCCAAAATCTATTAAGATTCTAGAATTAAATGTCAGATTTCGATATTTACCATTCACAATAGAACCGGACTGATTTTTACTAAGTTCTAAAATTTGATCTATACCAACATTACGCTCTTTAAGTCGTTCTAATAATGAAGTATCGCGTTCAGCATAAAATATTCTATACATTTAATTCCTTTAAGGTTTAATCACTCTTCCACGAATATCGTTATCCGGATATTTTATTTCAAAAATACATGGATCTAATGATGGATATATTATACTATTTTTAGTAGCACTTTCCACATTGTATTTATTAGATGAATAAGATCCACCTGTTTTATTATAAATTTCAAAATTAATAACACTTTGTACACCATCTACCTGGTCAAGTGCTACTGTCAATGCAGCTAAATCAATTGGTGCATTAATTTGCATGCGATTATTTGATAATAATGTTCTAAGTCTAGATATGCATGCTAATAACACTTCATTGCTATTATAATTTGGTCGAGTTGTAATTTCAAAATTTACTCCTAGATTAATTATAAACGCTGGCTTAATATTTAATGCATCTGTTAACATACGGTATTGTGATATATATGTTCTTATATTCTCTTTTAATGCTTGGTTACATTCCACAAAACTACCAGCGTCATTTTGAGCTAATAAGTATACATTTAATGCTAATGGGTTTTGTATTACATCTGATGGGTATGTAGTATCTTTTGTATTAATCTGAGTATCTCCTATCACATACGCTTTTGATACAGATCCAAATTTAGATGGCATAGAATAAATACGCGTAATATAATCTTCACGCGTTATTGCTCTGTTTTGAGCAGCAAAAGCCGCCATGGCATTTTGTTTAATGCTATCTAAATCTTGTTTTTGCTTACCACCCAATGCTGGTGATGGGTTTGTAACTGCCACTGATGCTTTACTATCAGATAAATCTACATTTGCTATTTCATTTAAATATGAAATATTATTTATTTTTGTTATAGAATTAATACCAACATTATCAGTTAACGAACCACCGGTAGTATAACGTACTGTTAACGACGTATTTGATGGTGCAATTCCATACGTACTAGTATATAAAAAATTAGATGGATCAATTGAATCAGTGGTAACACGTTTTAAGTAATCTAATCCAGATCCAACATTTTTAGGATTTGGAATAATTTCTTCATCTTGATCGGCCGACAATCCAGACCCAAATTGTAACTCTAATCTATTATCATCACGCAATCTTGTTACAAATCTCCTAGGTGTCTTACGTAATTTTAAAATATATGGTACTGTAGACCTATGTTCAGAAAGTTCTGGATCATTGAATGGTATGTTTGCAATATCTTCGAAGATAGTATCTTGTGCCAAGTAGTCAACTTCATTCCATTTATTACCAGCCGAATCTGTTACATCAATAATATTAATAACATTGGAATCAGGTAACGTTATTTTATCATATGGTTTAGGATCATTGAACAAAAATGTCAATGTCTGTATTTCGCCAGATTCAACTTCTACTTGCTTTTTTAGTAAATATCTAACAACATTACCTGACGCGTCAATTTCATAAACAGATACATCTGGATCATCGTTAAAATCAATCGGATTAATTGTTCTGAATTTAATGCCTTCTTCACTTTCCAATTCTACATTTGAATTAACTGATAACGCATAATCCATATCAGGTCTTGCGGCATCACCTGATCCTTTTGCTATAACTAATTGAAAAATATCTATAGTTGTTTTAGCCGGAGAATTTAGTTTTGGCTTATAACCAAAAAGTTGTGATAATGCTAATATATTTGAATTTTCAGTTGCAGTTGACAAATTAGATTCCCGGAATGAAGTATCAGTATAATATGATAATACATCACCGACATATGATGCCATTTCAATAAACATCATACCAGGAGAAGACTCGTTAAAATCTTGATACGTATCTGGAAAATAGTTTTTCGCAAAATTTATCAAGTTTTGTCTGAATTGCGCAAAGTCTTTATTTAAATATTTTACATCTTTTTTAATTAAGTTACTCATGAATTACCTTTCCTTAATATCCATTACTAATTTGTTGTAAGGAAGTATCTCCTATTGCATCTGAGATTGACAAACTATTTTCTGATGCAGTAACGTTTATAACTAAATTAGATCCTACCGATGTAATTTGGAAATGAATTGCAATTGTTAGTTGATGCATATCTGCGCTAACAATCGTTTCTACATCGTTTATCAATATATAAGGTAACCAATATTTTACATCTTTTATTAACGTCTTTTTTATTAATGATCTAACATCTTGAGTATTATTCTCAAAAAGTAGATCATAAAGATTAGTTCCAAAATTTGGCTGCATAATACGTTCGCCTTTACGCGTTAATAGTAAATTTTTAAAATTTGAAACGCTTTGTTCGGCAGTTGTATAAGTAGATCCAAATACCGAGTTTCCACTTATACTTCCAGAAGCATAATTAGATGACCCGGGGCGGCCCTTACTAGCCATATTAAATGGCAAAGGGATGCCAATCGCGGTATCCGGAGTTTCATTAACAGGTTGATATTTATAAACCGGTCTTGCCATTATCTATTCATTTTCTTTTTATCAATTGCCTTCATTAGCGCGGAATAATCTTTTGTCATTGCATTAACTGTGGCAGCAACGCCTTCTTTATGCATATTTACAGCTTCGCCATTTATGCCAGTTGAAGGAGCTATATTAGCACTTGAAGGTGTATTCATGCCAAATGCATCTGCCATTTCTGATTTAAAATTCATAGTGCTCCATTCTGCCATTTCTGGAGCTGCTGGAGCCGCGGCTGTTTCATTTAGTAAATCATTTAGCATTGAATTTTTTGTAAACTGCTTTTTTGGTTTTGGTGAATCTGCGACATGGGATAAATTCATCCCATGTTCAATAATTTGATTATGATTAACTGTTTGTTCGGTTAGAACAGTGCGTACGGCATCTTGCACTTCTTCACGAATAATTTTTCGTAATAACTTTACAAATGATTTTGAACTCATAGTAATATCCTTTTTAATAAATATGGATTAGATTAACTATTGGTTAAGTAATTACACCGGTACCTGTCCCAGGACCGCTAGGAGTAACAACCGTAGTAGTCACAGTACCAGATCTTACATATTTTTCAATTGCATTGGCTAATCCTTTAGCTAATTCTAATCGAGCCTTTTCTTTACTACGCTCTTCTTTTTCAATTTTTTTTAAAACATTAACAATTTCATTAATGAGTAACGGTTTATTTAATGGCATAACGTTCCTTATTGTTTCATACGATTAAGTTCATTTAAAATTTTAGTAAAATCTGATATATTAATAGGAGGTCCTGACGGACCTGTACCAGTTGTATGAGTCATTTTAGTTATAGCAGTTACTAACGCTTCTAATTGTGTTACTAAATTATCAACATCTACAGACCAGTTTGGAGTAGCTAATTTGATATCTTTTTTAGATATTAATACTAACTCATCTGCACGTGCATTAAATATTAATCGATTAGATGATATAATTACTTGAGGATCTGTATATGATGTTAATGGTTTAGTATCTGATCCTATTTTACGTTGTGCTAACTTTAAGTTATTTATTTTCTGGGTAGATGATAAATAAATTAAACTAGAATCTTTATCCGGATTTTCTATAGTGAAATAATTATCACGCTTGGTACCATCAATTCCACATGTCAATGAAATGATAGGATCTCCGGCTGCATTACCTTGCCAAAAAGGTTTTTGTGAATATGGAGATATATTTGCATGAGTACTTGAAAATCGTAGTGCTGAACCAAACCGATCTTGAATGATTGAATCTCCTTGGTATGGTTGTATTGTAGCAACCACGCGTGGTTCAAATGATAATTGCTCCGGAGGCTTATTTTTTGATTTTGTTGATATACCACTTGATTGATAATTTTTTGTTTCGACTCGAGTATCTTGCAAGAAAGGCATTATATTATTATTTACTTGACCATGCACGCTTACAGCTGGCATATAATAATATTGGTTTGTTTTTGAATTTTCTGTAAGTCCTGAGATCGCGGTAAATACAAGCACTTGTTCACCATATAATGGTACATTGACAAAATTTGCATTAGCTGGTATTGCAGTTACTTCTAGCGGAGGCGCCATAGCAGATTTACGCAATCTAACACGTATAGCCCCTGGAGATAAATCTATTTGTCGTTCATCTTGAAATTGATCAAATTGAATCGGATCTGAGGTCCGGATTACTTGGCCTATCTGTAGATTGATGTTGCTTGCCATTTGATTCCTTATTATCTGATTGCAGTTTTTCTATTTCCGATTCAGCATCTTCCAATAACTGACGACGTTCTTCATCAGATAATCCATATTCACCTTCCTCGGACTCTTTCATTGAAGCTGATATTATTCGTTGAACAACTGCGGCTAATTTAATCAAGGCATCATCATTTTTTACAGATACTTCTAAGTAATCTTTAATCATAGGAACTAATACAGTAGCATCGCCTACATTTTTTATTAACGGCTGTAATTCTTTTATAAGGCCTTGTATTTGGCGGTCTTTCTTTTTTGAATTATGATATATATCACGCATCAAATCAGAAAAATTAGTTCCATTAAATAACTCGAATTCTGTGCTCATGAAAATCCTTTTATATAAATATAAGGATTAGTTATTTGTATTAACTATATGACCAGTCTTAGAATATACTGAATACATTTTTGAGTAATCTCGTTTCATTACATTTAACACTTTAGTAATATTTTGAGTTTTTAGACCGGTACGTTCGCGTATTAAAATATATAACGCCTTTTTATTAAAGTTTTCTATATTTTCTCGTATACGAAACAGTTCTAAAATTGTATCTGCTACCATTATATCACGCTTGCTAAAGAATATAGTATTCATATGTGTATCATACCAACTAACCCATAGGTTTGTAAAGTCGCGTAATGATTCTTGATGATCATTTAATGATACTTCCGAATAAATATTTCTATTAGCATCGATTTCAGTAGTATCAGTACGCATTTTCATTTTAGCATAATTAGCATTATTTTGAATTATAAGGTAATTTTTTGCAACGATTGAAAAATAAGAAAATGCTTTACCTTTTCCTTCTTGATATTTTCCTATTTTTTCTGTTAGGAATGCAACTACCTCGGCTTTGATATCTTCATATGGTACATCAAAATATGAAAATCGAAACGTATGATATATATTTTCTACTAATTTATTAAAAGGATAATTAATATGTTCTCGAAATACTTTATTACGCTTACTTTGAGATGTTTCTTTATTGTACGCAATAATTGCTTGATCTGTCATGTATGTAAAATACATATTTTTAGTTGGCTTACGACCACGTATTTTTTTAGGACCATTTGCTTCAAAATCTGCATATTCAGCAGCTAACCATATAT